TTCCAATCCGCTTTCTCAGGTAATGCCTACTTATCTTAAGGAGATAAACCGTGGCCCGTAAGTTTTTAACCCCAATTGATTTAGGCAAACTTGAATTACAGAATGCTCGTATTCAAAACCTTGCCACAGTCTCAGCCCCAGCATCACCAGTCGAAGGTCAGATTTACTATGACACTAACGACAAGGTTGTAAAGACCTGGAATGGTACTGCGTGGATTAACGCAAGCCAAGGTACTCAAGGAACTACTGGCGCACAGGGAACTGTAGGCGCACAAGGAACCCTTGGTACACAAGGAGCAATAGGTTCTCAAGGCACTGTCGGTGCACAAGGAACTGTAGGAGCGCAAGGTACCGTTGGTGCACAAGGTACTGTCGGTAGCCAAGGAACTGTAGGAGCCCAAGGAGCAGCAGGTGCTCAAGGTCTAGATGGTTCTAATGGTGCTCAAGGTACAGTTGGATCACAAGGTACTGTAGGTAGCCAAGGAACAGTAGGCTCACAAGGAACTGTAGGAGCGCAAGGCACAGTAGGTTCACAAGGTACTAATGGTATACAAGGTATTGACGGCAACAACGGAGCGCAAGGTACACAAGGTACCGAGGGTTCATTCGGTGGTATTACAGTTGAGTACACATACAGTAATAGCACAAGTATGTCAGACCCAGGCGACAACTATGCTCGTCTAAATAACACTACATTAGCCTCAGCAACAATTCTTGCATTAGACATCAACCCTTCTGATGGTAACTACGATGTCTCTAACTTCTTACAAACTATTGATGACTCAACCTCTACTATCAAGGGTCACGTAAAGGTATCTAAGAAAAATGATACTTCTGTTTTTGCTCTTTACACAATCGCTAGTGTTACTGATCAAACAAACTGGTTTACTGTTGGCGTTGCTTACGTCTCTGGTAACGGAACTTTCAGCAATGGCGAAGAACTTCTATTTACCTTTGCTCGTACTGGTGATCTCGGTGCTCAAGGAGCACAAGGAACAGTAGGTGCACAAGGAACTGTTGGTACTCAAGGTACTTTAGGTTCTCAAGGCACTACAGGTGCACAAGGAACTGTAGGTTCACAAGGTACAGTTGGTTCACAGGGAACTGTCGGTGCTCAAGGCACTACTGGTGCTCAAGGAACTGTGGGATCACAAGGTACTGTTGGTTCGCAGGGTACTGTAGGAGCACAGGGTACTGAAGGTACTCAAGGAACTGTTGGATCACAAGGAGCAGTTGGTAGCCAAGGTACTGTCGGATCACAAGGTACAGTCGGTAGTCAAGGTACAGTTGGTTCACAGGGAACTGTCGGATCACAGGGTACTCTTGGTGCTCAAGGAGCAGTTGGTGCCCAGGGAACAGTCGGTAGCCAAGGTACTTTAGGTGCTCAAGGTACAGACGGTACTCAAGGTGTACAAGGTAAAGAAGGTAACTTCGGCGGTGTAACTGTTGAGTACGAAACTGCAGCCAGTACAACAATGGCTGATCCAGGTTCAGGAAAAATTAGATTCAATACTGCAGATACTTCAAATTCAACACACATTGCAATTGATCAAAATGATATTAACGCATTTGATATGGCTGCTTATCTACAAACTATTGATGACTCAACATCACCAATTAAGGGCCATGTAAAGATAACTGTTAAAGGAAATACTGCGGTATTTGGCCTTTGGGCAATCAACTCAATGGTTGATAACTCTGGCTGGTACAACTTAGATGTAACTCCACTTGTAGGTAGCGGAGATATTCCAGATACTAGTGATGTTCTTGTAACGTTTGCTCGTACTGGTGATGTTGGTTCTCAAGGTACAACTGGTAGCCAGGGTACAACAGGAACTCAAGGAACTGTCGGTGCCCAAGGAACCCTTGGTGCACAAGGTGCAGTAGGTTCCCAAGGTACTGTTGGTAGCCAAGGCACCACTGGTGCACAGGGTACAACAGGTGCTCAAGGCACTGTCGGTAGCCAAGGTACAGACGGTACACAGGGTACAACTGGCGCACAGGGTACTGTTGGTAGCCAGGGAACTGTAGGTTCACAGGGTACCGTTGGAGCCCAAGGTACAACTGGAGCCCAAGGAACTGTCGGTAGCCAGGGAACAGTCGGTAGTCAAGGAACTGTTGGTAGCCAAGGTACAACAGGCGCCCAAGGTACTGTGGGATCACAGGGTACTGTAGGTTCTCAGGGTACTGTAGGTAGCCAGGGTACTGTCGGTACACAAGGTACCGTCGGTGCTCAAGGTACCGTTGGTGCTCAAGGTACAGAGGGACACTCTGACCGCTACAAGACAACCTCTACAACCTCACGTGCAATTGCGGTAGCAAACAACGTAAGTTTTGTACTGGCTGATGCAGATCTTTCATACTCAGTAGGTCAAGACGTAGTAGTTGCTTACGATGTAAACAACAACATGTCTGCCACTGTAGTAAGTTACACAGCAGGAACTAACACACTGGTTGTAAACGTCAATGACGTTAGAGGTTCAGGAACATACGCTGTATGGTCAATCAACCTAGACGGTGCTACTGGTGTACAAGGTACTACAGGTGCTCAAGGCACCGTGGGTGCTCAAGGCACAGTAGGTTCTCAAGGTACAACAGGAACTCAGGGTACTCTCGGTACTCAAGGTACTCTTGGATCTCAGGGAACTATCGGTGCTCAAGGTACCTCTGGTCAACTTGGAACTTACGCAGCAACCATCACTGGAGATTCCACAGATGGTGGAGCAACTGGAACTACACAGTTCACAGTAACTCACAGTCTTGGAACTACAGACATTATGGTTACTGTATGGGATACCACTACTAAAGCCGAAGTTGTAACAGATGTTGTTTATGTAACATCCTCTACAGTCACAATCGGATTTGCAGTCGCCCCAGTTACAACTCAAGCATACAGAGTGGTAGTCAAGGCATAACACATGAGCAGAAAAGCACTCGTCCCTATCAACGTACTGTCCAGCGGAGTAGAACCTGCTGGACGGTACGATGGTGACGTCTACTTTAACTCTCTTAGCCAAAGTTTCTTCGTGTACAACGGAGTTAGTTGGATAGAATTTTTGCCAAATATTCAACCAGTAACAGAAGATGGTGGAGTCGTGGGTTCATCCTATGACACTACTACTCTAGATGGTGGAAGTGCAGGCACTACTGATTTTGAGACAACCTTCGATGGAGGAAACGCTTAATGGCAATTAGAATCCAAGTCCGACGTGGAACCGCTACTCAGTGGAGCACTGCAGATCCAGTCCTAGCCGCTGGTGAGATTGGTTTTGAGACCAATACTGGAAAATTTAAAATTGGTGTTGGTGGCGCTACCGTATGGAGCAGCCTAGATTACTTCTTAGACTCCAGTGATATTGCTGGCCTTATCTCTGGCGCTGCGCTAGATAACACAGATGATCTTCCTCAAGGTACAACTAACCTCTATCACACAGTTCAACATACTTACAATGCGCTTACTAGTGGTACTCGTAGCAACATTACATTTGCATTAAACGGTAACGCTATTGATGTCTCTGTCCCAACGGTTCAAGGAACTACTGGTGCTCAAGGCACACAGGGAACACAGGGTGTACAAGGTACAACTGGTACTCAGGGAATTCAAGGTGTTCAAGGATTACAGGGAGTACAAGGTACAACAGGTGCTCAAGGTACTCAAGGAACTCTTGGTAGCCAAGGTACAGTTGGTGCTCAAGGCGCACAGGGTACGCAGGGAACACAGGGAACACAGGGAACACAAGGAACTCAAGGTACTCAAGGTACTCAAGGTGTACAAGGACTTCTAGGTGTACAAGGAGCAGAAGGCTCTTTTGGTGGCGCCACATTTGATTACACATTTAGCACAACAACTACAGCGGCTGATCCAGGTGCAGGAAACATTCGCTTCAATGCATCTCCTACAACAGCGACTGCTATGTACATAGATGCAAGCAATGACACTGCAACAGACTTGTCAACATTCTTAAATACAATTGATGACTCATCATCAACTATTAAGGGCCACTTCCGTGTATCACAGAAGTTTAGTCCAGGCGTATTCAAGTTATACACCATCACCTCTATCACAGACAACACTGGTTGGTTTACAGTCAACTGCTCTTACGTCTCTGGTAACGGAACACTCTCAAACTCTGATGACGTACTCATCACCTTTGCTCGTACTGGTGATAAAGGTGACACTGGAGCACAAGGCACTGTCGGTAGCCAAGGTACAGACGGTACACAGGGTACAACTGGAGCACAAGGTACTGCTGGTTTTGTTGGCTCTAACGGTGCTCAAGGTACGCAAGGTACTCTTGGTACTCAGGGAGCAGTTGGTGCCCAAGGCACTCAGGGAACTCAAGGAATTCAAGGTACTCAAGGTACGTTAGGTGTACAGGGAGCAGTAGGTACTCAAGGAACACAGGGTACGCAAGGTGTACAAAGTATTGCCACACAAGGAACCCAAGGTACAGTCGGTCCACAAGGTGTACAGGGAACTTTAGGTACTCAAGGAACCACTGGTTCTGAATCTGCAAACCCTACAGTCACAGTTCTTCTATACGGTGGAATGTAACTAAAGCAGTTCTGTACTACCCCTATGGATTTGACTGTTTTGCGCTGCCTCTAATAAGAATTTAATAGGGCGGTATACGCCTGGCTTTACTGTGAAGGTGTTAAAGCGCATCTGATCTTCTTCTTGCTTCATGCGGAAGTTAAAGATGTACCAGTCTACTGGGCAGTTGATGCCTCGTGATTCCACATCCTCAACTGCACGCTGTGCACCCTTGCGACTGACTGCATAACCTGCACAGGACCACTGCTGGTATGAGCGGCAAGTAAACTCTTCACCAAGATCATGCGCTGCCTCGTTGTAGGCAAACAAAGAATCATCTGGAACAAAGAAAGAGAAGAAGTCCCAGATGGGCATTAACTCCTTCATGTACATGGTGACAATCTCTTTAAAGTTCTTACTCACCAAGATGTCATCTTCAAAAATAATAAGAGTGTCGTAATCTGTCTCTAGGAACTTCTTATAAGCCAGGTAGTTACTAGCCCACACTCCAACAACACCAGCAGAGGGTGGGAATGTCTCACCTGGCTGGCAGTAGTCATGGACTGTATTGACTTTAAAGGCAGATGTTGCATTAACAAAAGCCTCAGCCTTATCTGCTGTGTTTAGATACATCGTGGGCGATCCTAGACGAGGCAGAAAAGAAAGCGCCTCTACAATTCCTTCATAAGATTTATTGCGTAAGTTATTTCCAGTATCCGTATGAAAGACCTCGTAGCAGGCGTTATCTAGCACTTCTCAATCCACAACTGATAGCCAGATTCAATGATGGTGTACTGACCCTCACATACGGCTAGGAAGGCGTCTACGCCTCTCTTAGGCTCTAGGAAGGGATCTCCGTTGTAGTTCCATAGGTAGTCATCAAATGCCATGACGCCACCCTTCTCAAGGAGTTTGAAGGCATTGAGTCCATCTAAAGCAGTCTGCAGTGCAGTGTGATCGCCATCGATGTAGATGAAGTTATAGGTGCGATGTGGCAAGTTAAAGAACTCATCGCTAGTCATCTTGTTCTTGGTAATGCGTGGATCTTTGAATCGTGAGTCGTAGTAGTCTTCTACGGAAGTAAAGTCAATCTGATCATGTGCCTTCTCTTCACTTCCCTCCCAGGTATCGACATCATCGAGGTACTCGATCTCGCAATTATCGATCAGCCACTCTGTTGCATCACCTGTGTAAGTGCCGATCTGTAATGCACGAAGTGGCACATTGGGCACATGACGGAAGTACTTCTCTACACTCTTAAACCAACTAGGAAACATATTAGAACAACTTTAAGTTATTGAGGCAGCCGCTTACATACTCTGGTGCCATCTGGTGATCATCGAGTAGATGCTGGAATAGAACTTGACTCTCTTCTTTGCGGCCTAACCACCAGCCTGCTACAGCCTTCTCAAACATCAAGCAGTAGGAGCCGTTGTATTCGACGTATCCTGGCAGTGGATTATTGAAGGTGGTTGTTGCATAGAGCAGACCCATCTCGGCATAGGTGTAGCACTGCTGGTACTCCTTATTGCGTTCGTGAATTCTAGAGAGAATAAAGTACGCCTCTGGACGACTAGGCAAGTACGCAACGGCCTGCATCAAGTTGTTGTACACGGTGCGGCCGCGATCGCCTTGGTAGGACCAGCACAACGACATCTTGATAAGTGATGTGTAGGTGA